AACTGTGAATGATTGTGCTAATGGATCTCTTCCACCTCTTCTTCCACCTCTTCCACGACCTCTGCGTCCTCTCATTCCAGAACCTCTTCGGTTGGTTCTGTTACCTACACCACCACCGAATCCACCACGAGATCTTCCTCCTGATGATTGTCCACCTGCTCTTCCACCTGCTCTTCCAGCAGTTGGTCTTCCACCTCTTCTTCTAGGTCTACGGTTTCTTCCACCGCCTCCACCTCTACGAACGGGTCTTGGTGGTGGTGGTGGAAGTGTTTCAACTATTGTATTAAGTGTTACTGATTGTACTTGTCCACCCTCAGTATCATAAGTTGTTTCACCATCACTAATCAAAAGACTTCCTGGTAAATTTTCAGTGTCATCTGGACTAGAAGTTAATTTAAAACTACTGATTCCAGTTCTAAATCTTAAAGCGGGTGGTGGACTTGAAAGTGGATTTCTAAAGAAGAATGATCCAATAACTTCACCAGTTCTATCTGCTATTAATCTTGTAGGTTTGATAGTTGCTTGTGCACCACTACTTGTTCCTAAAACAGTAGAACTATTTTTATCAATATAACCAAAGAATGATCCTTGTGCTTCATCTGATAGTGATAATATATCGATATTTAAAACACCTGATGATGCTGAGTATCTAGTTCCAAAATTACTTGTAGGATTATATGGATTAGTTCTAAATGTCTCTTTTGGATTATTAATTGATCCACGTTTGTGATCTGGTCTTGCTAATCTAAGAACTGCAGTTGTTTTACCAGTTGAATTAATGACCTTTACACTTTCTCCTGGTTGGAATATACCATTGACCATATCAATTTCAACTAGTTTTGGAATAATATCAATTCCACTAGTCCCATCAAAGAAAGGATAGTACCTTGTATAAGGTCTCAATGCAATCGCATCAAATGAAACGTTTCTGGAACGTATATGTGTGTCTCTAGTTGTGCTGGTAACTGTTCTTTGTGTAAAGGTTCTATTTCTAGCACCAGTTCTTCTGATAGTACCACCAGTGGTTTCGACTGTTCTTACCCAAGTATCAGATTCAGGTCTTAATCTAATAAATCCATCGAAATCAATCATGTTAAATGGGTTTACATTTTCAACTCTAGATGCTAAAGGTTGATTAAATGCTTCAACTTCATCATAATTTAGAGTTAGAATGTCACCAGTTTTTCTACAATTTGGATCTAATAAAAGTAAATTTTCTGAAAAATCTGCAGTATCAGAATTTATTGATAAATCTAAAGCAACTTGTGGTGATATAGACCAAAGATCAATAGGGACATTAAGTTCTTTTCTACCAGTATCAACAGTAACTTTACAATCTGGATTATTATTATCCAATAAATCTGAATTTTTAAAATCATCTACAAAGAAACCAGATTTAAATCTAGTTAATCCATCAGCGTCTTGAACTTGAAGAGTTTTAGTATCTAATTCAAGTAAACTTAAAGAGGTAACAGTTTCTAAATTTTCAATTCTATCTTCCAAACCACCAATGTCTCTCATAGTGTATCTGGAATTATCAACCATTTTAATCACTGCATCATCAGGATCATAAAGATATGCTGGCAACGTAATTGTTGCAATATCCATATGATTTTTATCATGGATTGGTTCTTTTGGGTTTACACTTGAAACTCCCTGTAAAACTGTTAATTCACCATCATCATCTAAAACAATCTTATCAACTCTCGGTAGATAGTAATTATATCCAAGAATCGAACTTTCATTTGGTGTAACTATGAATGATGGATTTACATTTCCTACTGAACCAAACAATCTATTTTGGAATGCAAATGGTGATCCTGAACCAGAATAAGCTGTTGCTCTTGGTCTAAAATCAATTGTATCTGTTGCCCTAACGTTATTTTTACCAATACTTGGTATATCAGATGTAAATCTTTCTTCATTATAAGATGCTACAGTGTAAAAATCACCATTATCATTTGATGGTACATCATATTTGTTGAAAACAATTAATAATTTTCTTGTTGGTGCTGCAAAATTTGCTTTTCTAACTATTCTTGAAATATCATAGAACTGATCTCTTTGACCTTTATCAAGATCAAATATATTTGTGATGTTTAAACTACTGCTTACAGTAATTGATTGGATTGTTGATGATATGTTTGATTCATCAAATGTAACTACTTCTCCTTGAACAAATTTATTTTCAGTCAAATATACTATTTCAACTTCAGTTGATGATACTAATCCTGACACTTGGGCAATCGCATCACTTGTAGCACCTACTATTTTTTCACCTAATATAGCATTTGTATTCAAAGATAAACCACTAGGTAAAGTAATTTTATCCAAAGTAGGATTGCTTGTATCAATAGATTCAAACACACCAACAATGTTTACAACATCAGGACAGTTTAGAGAAATATCTCTATCTTCAACTCTTAACCCATATCCAGTTGCTTTAGTCATGCCAGTTAAAGAAGTATTAATTCCAACTGCAGTCTTGTCAACTATTAATTTTTCACTTCTAACAAAATCTTTTTGCTTACTTTTTAACCCTTGTTTTTTAAGAGTGGTGGATACAACAACGTTGGATTGACTAGCTGTTAATCCGTTCATAGTAACTGTTTGACCATTATTACTTAAAACAAATTGATCCGATGTTAATTGATCAATTGTTCCGTCTGAAAAATGAACTGCATATCTTTCCTCATCAAAAGACTCATAAAAAGCACTTGATATTCCACTTGCTGATAGATCGAATGTACATACTCCATTTGCATCAGTTGATTCACCAGTAATATTTTTACCTACTATAAGATTTGCAGTTGCTAATTCAATATCTGATACATTTGAGTTTCCAATTTTAGCAAATAGACCTCTATTATCTTCTACTTTTATATTAGTTACACCAAATGCAAAAGTTGTTGTAGTATTCTGTGCAGTTGGCAAAGCACCATTACATATACCAGTTATGCTATTAACTGCAGCTAATGAAATTGATCCATCACTTAATACCTCTGTAACTCTATTAAATCTCTCTACAGTTTCGTTAGGTAATTGATACCTGACAATTGTATCAGTTTTTATACCAGTAAAATTACCACCAGGACAAGTTGCTATTCCAGCTGCATTAATATCAATCTTATCAGTGATACTAAAACCAGCAGGAGTCTTTCTTTGTAAAATCGTATCCGCAACAAAATCAGAAGCATATCCAGTCAAAGAAGATGCATCTTGATAAACTGATTTGATATCTTGTATTCCAAAAGTTCTAACAGTTTTAATGGATCTTGATATTTCAGGATCTTCATTAAAGATAATCTGTTCACCTTGCATGAATGTTCCAGTTACTTGTGCTATCTTTATGATATCCGAACCACCACCTGATGCTGTTGTATAACCCTGTGCACCACTACTCAAACCTCTTACATATGATGCATCTGGAACTTGAGCATTAGTTACAGAACTGTTAAGAACTAAACGTGTAAATGTTTGTACATCGAATAAGTGTAAATCCCATTCAGTGCTATCATTTACGTATGATGCACCAGATAATGCGAATGAGTAAACTCTTGCCTGACCCACTAATTCACCTGTTCCAGCAGAGTTTGATGCAGTTCTTTGATTATATAATTCAACAAATTTTGTATCGTCATTTATATTTGGAGCAGGAACACCAAAAACATTATTTACTTTTAATATAGTTCCCATTTGATATGGAACTAATGCTGATGACACCTCTTTTTTGTCTCTTGGTTTATCAACATCAATAATTTCTGTTCCATCAATATCAACATCAAAACCTTTTACATATGCTGTACCTGCAGAGATCTTAACACACATGAGATCATCATCAGGTATATTTCCTTCCTCAGTTACCTCATTTGCTTTAAACAAACCCTCATTAGAAATTCCATCATTAAGTGAATTTGAAACTTGAACAGTAAATGGTTCAACTGCATAATGACCAGACTCATCATAAGTTCTTTTTGCAAAATAATCTCTGATTAATGAATATTGAGGATCAGTTATTAAACTTTGAATTTCACCATCTTTTATTCTAATTAATTCAATAAAATTAGTATCATTATAATCAGTTAAACTTTTCTTTGCTAAAGTTGTTGTTATTTTAAATCTATCTGCACCTGGTGCTGCATAATTTGAGAAACCTCTTGCATTATCATATAATGAATCATCATCTTTTGCAGTAACTATCTCTTCATCTATATTTAATCCGACTCTGTATGAAGAATCATTAGTATATGGATCTAAAACTATCTTATCTGTTGAAACATCTACAAAAGTGCCTCTTATAAAATAAGTTCCAGATGAAATACCAACTGCAGATCCAAGTGCTGATGCGTTGTCATCTACTAAAGATAAAATAGTTTCACCTTGATTTACTGCTGTATTACCATATACAAATGATTCTTGAGTTATTAATATTTCTCCATCATTTAAATATGAAATTTCATTACTATCTCCAGATTCTACATAGGTTACAAATATAGTTAAATCATTAATTTCTGAACTAGTTCCAGCAAGCAAATAACTATCAATTTTTAAAGTTATTCCAGTTGTTTGTCCTTTTAAAGTTTTTCCAACTAATTGATCCAAATATAACGATACAGGAATACCCAAATGTTCATCTTTTATTCTAATTGAATAATATGTTCCATCATAACTGATAGCACCTGGTATAACCATAGAACCATCTTTAAAGATGTGACTACCAAAAGATTCTATCTGATTTTGTAATTGAGACTGGAGAGTTGTTAATTCTCTTGCTTGCACAGGGAATCCTGGTTTGAACAGAACTTTGTAAAATTTATCTTCCTTATCAAAATCATCATAATAAGGACTTATATTTAAATTCGTTTTTTGTGGCATTTTTTAAAATTCCAAGATGATTTTAATGTCTTCCTTTTGTCTGGAGTTCCTAGTAATCAATGGACGATTATCTAAGTAAATAACATCCCCTGATCCTTTATTTATCTCAGGAGAAGCAAGACCATTTGTGAAGTTAACTCCTAGAGAAATAACTTTGTTACCAGTGGGATTGGTACTGATACCTGTGAAGTTTTGATCTACAGAGGCACTAAATCCACTAGTCGGTGCTAATATGCTTGTAGCAGATGATTCAAATGGTAAAACTTTCGCAGCAGTTGTTACACCTACATAATCAGTTTGATCAGAAGATGTTTGATTGAAATACAAAGATCTATCCTGATAGTATTTAATAACATTAGTTTCAGTGTCATATGAAACTATGTAACCTTTTGCTGTTCCACCAGTTACAACCTGCTCAATTTTTTCACCAATAACTGGTGTACCAGAGGGAGTGACTACTTTAATTGCATTAACTGATGAAAAATCATTCGCAGTATATACAGATGTTGATCCAATAGAGGTTGGATTTTTTATTATACTTATTTGTGCGAATTTTGTATCAGTTGGAAAATCTTTAGTAGAATCATCAAACCTTGCATAAACAAGTAATTTATCAGTTCCTAACTCTTTATATAAATCAAATCCATGACCTTTTGACGGAGGTATAATTGGTATTAATTTTGCTTTGTTTCCAACCGAAACTGCTGAATTACCAAGAGGACCTAAGTCAACCATTCCATAAGTATATCCTTGTCCACCAGAGGAAACCACTGATTTAATTATCTGCCCATTACTATTAGTATCTAAAACAACCTTTGCACCTGTTCCATCACCGATGATGTCAACCTCTCTACCAACAATATTCTGCGAATATCCAAATCCCTGATCATCAATATAGACTTTCTTTATTTGGTTATTATTAATTGTTGAGTCACCATTCTCTCTCACTGATAATATTTGTGCTTCTGTTGATGTTGGCCAATCACCAGGAACTGAAATATACTCAGTTGAATCAAATTTAATTATATCACTTGGTGGAACAGTGAAAAGGTATTTCCAAATATACCCATCTCCACTCTCACCTGCTCTTGATGGTTCTAAATCTGTAAATAGTGGTTCATCCTGTGATGCATTACCAGTTGTGCTTATTCCCGAAGATCCATTATCAATACAAACATAAACGTCAAAATTTTTGTTCATTACATAGTAATTTGCTGCGTATAATCTTGTAGAATTAGTTACAGGTGAAGGACTTGATACACTATAGTCATGACGATACATTTCATATCTTGTTCCTTGTGTCCAATTTCTTCTTGTTATCAATCTTCTTACATTTGCACTCGTTACCTTCTTACCAAAAATTTGAGTATCCCCAGTATGA